CGCAATTCAAAGTGCAACACCGTATGGTTAATGTTTCGACATTAACTATAGAGGATGCGTCGAAAGTTGCGACTCGCCAGATCACGTTACCCGACCTCATAAGAGGTGGGTTCCGTGGTCCGTGTCGACCTTCGGAGCGGGGTGTAGCACAGGGTGTTAATCCTGTGCCTCGCTCGGCATCCGTTGGAGATAGATTTTCAGATGAAAATTCTGAGATGAAAAGATTTGCTCGCAGGGAGGGTGGGAATCTTAGTGGAAAGAAGGGGAAGGGTGAAGAGAGGAGGCAAGGGAAGCCGAAGCCCGATCATGGTGTGCAGAAGGCGAAGACGAAAGTCTTCGCTCACATGCGCCCTGAACGGAAAGCGGCCTCTCTTGCCTCAGTCAGTAGTCAGGCGCCGTTACCAACGGTAGCTGTGCTAAGAACGGGAACGAAAGTTCCGCCAGTTCATGTGCAGCTGCCGCGTGGCCGGGTGCCTGACGTATCTGATCTTAAGCCCCTAGGGGGAGGATCTCTGACAAGGGGGCGAAGTACTGCCGCCCGCGGAAAACCGCGGGAGACTGGCAACTTCGATCGCTCTTGGAGATCTCAACCCGTTCTTCAATCCAAAAAGGTTCCTGTCACGAGTGCGAAGGCACGGTTCGGCCAACCAAGTCCTGTCGGTAAATTCCAAGGTCCTACCTATGTCACCAAAATAGTGAGTAAGGAGGTGCGGACGTTTACTGGTCAGTTCATGAAGGTCTCTGAGGAGGTGAGGGTGATTAACCCGGACTATCTGCGCCATGCGCAGTCCGGTGGTTTAAATAATCAAACTCGCTCCTCTGGAGGCAGTTGGGGGACCCTAGTTAAGAACTTAGCACAAACAGAGGGAACTCAGGTGCTTGATAGCGCCTCATATTTTCTTAAGTCTTCCGCTCAACTGCCCGTTTCGGGTGGTTCAGTTGGAGGATGGAAGTCTAAGGAGAAAACTGGTAGCGGGGAGGCTGCTGCTGAGGACCGCATTGTGCGGAAATCGGTTGGCGCTGCTGCCATGCCTAGCAAATCATACAAATCAGAAAGGTCAAATGGAGGTCGTTCCGGCGCTCGTAGGAGGCCGGCTAATGCTAAAGGACGTGTGGGTGTTAAGACGTCTGTCAGGCTCGTGGATCACAAGGTGGTGCGCAACAAGAAACCGATACGGTTCGTGCACAAGACACATCGTGAACGCGAGCAATCCGTTCTGACGGAACACCTACAGGATGGAACTTGGACCAAGCTAAGGGATATCCGCTTAGACGTGAGGAAGATGGATGGCCGCTCATGGCGGACCGTGCACGGGTGTTGGGATGCAATCCGGGCGGCTTTGGCCGCGGCGGGAGTTTGCAATCTCGATATCAGTACACGGGCCGGCCGTGAGGGTCTCCATGGCCTCTGTCGTCTTGCGTGGTGGATGGTTAAGTCGTCTTCGTTCTCTGGTGTAGGGTACATGGTGAAACAGCTAAAGTCGTGGTCAAGTGACCTGCGAATGAGTGTTATCACCGGGCAATCCTGCAAACAGAGACAAGGCGGGTTAGCGAGTTACTTTCATGGATACTTGAGGACACTCATTGACTCCGACGGGAAGGCGCTCCAGATAAGTTATCTGGGAAGGGCGCTTCCGGAAGGAAATCAAGGGGTGGCTCTCAAGGCTCTACGACAGCATCGCGTTGACATGACCACTCACTTCGAATCCACTCCTGCTCTACTGGCGCGAGCCGAGGCGTTTGCCTTGGGCTGGGCCGATCGCTTCCTTCACTCTCAACTTCTTGCTGCACCTCCGACGATGTCGGTGGGCTCCAATCTTTCCTTTAATAGGAAAGATGGAGGCCACTCGGCATACGTCGCAGGCGTTGCAGGTGAGGTTGAGGAGCTAAGAAGGACCGTAGAGTGGAAGCGGAGGGCGGAATCCATAGCTAACTTCAAAGGGCTAACTGACTGCCACAGAGATGGCGCGGTGAGGGACTCGTTCATTCGTGACTTGATGCTGAAAAGCTTTCAAGACGAACGACCGAGCGGAGTTCCACGCGGATCTGCGATCGTGATTGCTGAGAGGGGCTGGAAGGCGAGAATTGTGACCAAGTCACATTCGTCGCTCATCGCCCTGGCTCACACATTACGATTGTGGCTGTTAGAAGGTCTTAAGAAGGACCCGAGGATCAGTTTAGTGCTGGAGGGCGATCATGAGAGAGCGGTGGAGAAGGTCGTTGGCAAGCTACCTAGGTTAATGAACAACAGAAAACTGTTGTCATCAGACCTGAGCAGAGCCTCTGACTTGATCCCCCACGATCTCGTGAAAGCCATCTACAAGGGTATCAAGAAAAGTACTTCGGGGAAGGCGAATTTGACGGATCAGATGGAAACAGTGTTCTTGGCGTGCATAGGCCCGCAAGAGCTCTGTTGGCCAGATCTCGACAAAACGTCAACTTCGATTACTTCTCAAGGTATCATGATGGGACTTCCGACTACATGGCCGCTATTGTGTCTCGTTCAGCTCTTTTGGGCTGAGGACGCATGGAATAGGGCTATATGGTCAGAGGTCCCCGGCACGAAATGGTCACCGGGTGATCCAAGGTCCACTCCTGGTACGGCAATTTGCGGGGATGACCTGTTGGGGCATTGGCCCGAACGTGTGATAGCTTGTTATAACAACAATGTCACTTCGTCCGGGGGGATATTATCTCCTGGAAAACACGTCAAGTCAGCGAAATATGCGATTTTTACAGAAGAGGTGTACCGATTACTCGAACACTCTCACACTGTTAAACCACATCTTTCGTCCTGGGAACGTTTCTTTCAGAAGATGATACCAGCGCGGGGGAAGAACCGTCGTAGATGTATCTCGTCCTTGGGTAAGGGAGATCTATTGTCCACGAGTTCTCACGCGCGCAATAAGCCAACAGGGAAGAAACTCAAATGGAGGAAGCTTGAGTGGGCTACGTTCGCACAAGTGGGACCAACAGTCGCCGGGATTACCCGGGTACCGACGATTCCACTGCGCGGGCTAGTCCGCCCCAAGTCTCTTCCAAATGAGCGCAATGCCATACCTTGGTGGGCAGCATTAGGTCCTGCAGCGCAATCAATAAGTATTAGTACTCGAAATCCAAAGGCGGTGAGGCGTGTCCTCCGCGTTCTATGGCCCAGCGCTTGGCGCTGGGCGAGGGAACGGGGGTTCGCGGTTACACTTCCTAGGGAGCTCGGGGGCTTTGGCTTACCGTGCCTAAGGGGGAGGCCCGACGTAGTCGGGTCCCTACCATCTGTCTTCGGATGGGGCGTTAGTGGGTTACTGTACGCTAGCAAATGTGGGGTTAGACCCCCAAATGCTGCGTGGAGTATTCTCAGTAGGCCCATGTGGAGATCGATGGCTAGGGAGAGTGCGGATTGGAAGTTTGGGAAGCGAGGTGTCCTATGTAAGACGGGCAAGGTTCCATGGAAGGGTGAGGCTGTGATGCTCGGTGACGTACGCGTCACTGAAGACATCATAACCGCCCTTTCAGTGGAACTTGCCTTGGTCCTAGGACCGGATACCTCGATTACACCCTTCAAGATCGCACCTATGCCTATAGCACGGAAAGTTCGAGACTTTTACAAAAAGATTGCAAAGCGGACGCAACGACCAAAAGGAAAATCTATCTCGGAGAGAGCGCCAGTTAAAAGGCTTCTACAGCGGCTCGAAGCTCGCTACCACAGTAAAACGTGGTGGGCGGCGACGGGCGCGGCTGCGGAAGGTTTTGTGCTGGGGCTCTCTCGGTCGGCCAAACGAAACATTTCTGTTTCGCTTGGGTGGGCAACCACCCACGTTAATCCCCC